CGGCGCACGACCACGGGTCGTTCTGTGACCGGCGCCCAGCTCCCGTGCGGCGCACTGTATTTCTTTCCGTCTAAGATCACGTAAGCATTCATTGTTATCGCCTCACACTGGCCGAATTTATGCTGATCGTCTGCATTGCACTGGCTCCGCGTTCCATCGAATCGATCATCCTGATCCAGTCCTGGGCCATACGAGCAAAGGCAGGAGCGTACCCAATCAGCTTGCGCATGGCTGCTTCGTCTTTCTCGCGGCTCTGGGTAAACGCACGCACGTTGTCTGTGTATTCTTTTTGGGCACGAGTTTGTTCAATTTGAAGAGCCAGGGATTTTCTGCTAAATTCAAGCTGCTCTTCCTGGTGCTGGCGCTGTTGCTCTTGAAGCTCCATTTGCAGGTCGTGTAAGCTAACCGCGTCATCGCGCCGACGAAGCAAGTTGTCCCGCTCCATTTCGTACATCTGCTCGCTCTGGGCGATCTTGCGCGAGAAGTCTTCCTCTTCTTTCTGCATCAGCTCTTCGGTGCGCTCGAGGTTTTTCTGGTAGCGCTCGTCTTCGCGCTTCCACATGTCTTCTTGATTGCCGTGCTGACGGTCCGCATTGTTGGATTGCAGGTTGAAGGTGGTTACCTCGCGGTCGCGGCGCTTGATAAGCTGCGCGCGTTCGTACCCGGAGGAGCGCCGGATAGCCTCGTCTGAATCTTCCATCGACCAGCCGAAGTTCAGGTTTTGCATGCCGCTCTGGAAGTCCCAGTCTTCACGCGTGAAATCGCGTCGCATCTGCGAGGACTGGTGGTCAAAGTCTCTCTGCCAGCGGCTGAAGTTATTGTTCGAATCCATGCTGGCGCGCTGGCTGGCCCAGTTCTCGCGCTGGAACTGCTGTTGCAGATCCATGCGATTCAGCGAATAGCCGAACTGGTCCATCTGCGAGCCGAATTGCTGCTGTGTTATCTGGTCCTGGATGCCCCAGGAAGCGTACATGTTGCTGGCGTTGGAGGCAATTTGAGCCTGTTGCATCCCAAAGGACTGCTGCTGGAAACCCCAGCGCTGGTCGTTATAGAACTTCTCGTACCCTGCAAGGCCGCCGCCGGTTAGGGCGTTTTCGGCCGCAGAGGCACCAAAACTCAACCCCATCGCGCTCAGAATGCCGGATGTGTTTGTGTTTTGCGGGAGACCCAGGCGCTGCTGGGCAGCCAGCGTGACGCCCGAGATGTCGGTCGTGCCCATGCGCTGGCCGCTGTCTTCGTAATACTGCAAGTTGCCCTGCCCGGACATTTTTCCGACGTCGGAAACAGCGTACAGGTTGCCTGAAAACAGCTCGCTAATGAAATTCGCGTCAACGCCTCGACCGGCAGCAGCGCTCAGGGTCGAGAAAATGTCGGTCATGTCCCCGGCGCCGATGCCAGCCAGGCTGTTGGCCACCGAGGCCATCTTCATGTTGATGCGCGGGGACTGGCCCTGCATTTGCTGGGCAAAGCCGGTGGCCTCAAGGTCGGTCATGTCGCGACCGAAGTCCATACCAAATCCGGTGGCTACCTGGGCAAACGCCTGCGCGCTTGCCATCTGGCCCAAGCCAAATCTGTCAGCCAGTTGCGCGGCGCTGCCTGTCCCGCCTTCAAGGTAAGGCGCGAACTGAGAATACGCCTGCGACATTTTTGCTTGCCTGCGTAGTAATTGCGTGCGTTCTTGTTCGGTGCCAAGGCCAACCCAATTTTCAGCGCCGGCTTGCCAGCCTTCAGAGCCTTCGGCAACACCGCGCAGGGAGGCGAACTGGCTGTATATTCCCAACTGGTCCTTGCCGGTATCCAGAGAGAGGCCGACCATCTGGTCCGCGATCTGTTTCTGTGCATCAGTAGTGAGCCCGCCCATACCTATTTGCAACCCGGACATGATCTTGGCGCTGGCTTCAGGTTTGATGTTGTACCTGGAGGCTACTTCGCGATTGAAACCTGATAGCGCAGTCGCGCGTGCTTCTGCGGCACTGGGAGCAAGCCTGTCCAGAAATCCAGGAGCTACCTGGTCAAGGAAGCCGAATTTCTCGTGATACAAACTGGCTTCATCTTGCCCAAATGCGTCCTGAACAGCCTGTGCGCCCATCTCGTCGCCAGGCGTCATCAGAGCATTGAGGGCCTGAAGCGGCTGTGACAAAAGAGCCAGCGGGTTGTTCATGGCGTACTGGATCGGGTCCTGCCTGCTGGCAGAATCAAGCAGCATCGCGCGCGCTGAATTCCGAATGGAATAGCCGGCCTGCGCGTCTCGCCCCTCTATCATGTTCGATGCGCTCATAGCGAGCAGTGGCGTGGCAACAGCCAGGCCGGCCGTCGCGCCAATTGCGCCGGCGCCAGCTATGCCCAATGCCTGGGCACCCACCGCGGTCGCGAGACCAGCGCCAGCGCCCACTTTGAGGTCGTTCATAAGGGGAGCCAGGGAACCGCCGCCGAGGGCAGTGCCAAATTCATTTAGAATGCCGTACTGGTTGTACGCAATTTCCCCAGAGCGCTCAGCGGCAATTGCTTTGCTGGCAGCGTAAGCAGGCGCCCCACCAGAGGCCCCGCCGCCGAAGGCAGTCATGCCAGACAGGTAATCCATGGAAGAGCCGAATGTGTCGGCTTCATCCAGAACCTTCCCGCCGGTGTTCTGCCAGGCCATCTGGGCCATGAACTGCGACATCATCAGGCGGCCAACAGGCGACTGGTACGGCGATCTGCCTAACGGACCGTCTCTGCCCCCGCCATATCCACCACTTCCTCGTTTGCCCCAGTCAGAGCCCTGTCCATAGCGAATAGCAACGCCCTCGCCTGCAAAGACAGAGGCAGGGCCGGAATCGGCAGCAGTGGCGCTGCCGACGGTGCCTTCGATTTGCTCGCGTAATTCAGGATAGCGACCCATCGCCTTGCGCAGGTCACTTCCGCTCATGCGAGCAGCGTTGAACTGGAAGTCCCCAGGACGCCCAATATGTCCGGTGGAGGCGCGAACCTCGTCTCCGAAGGAATCGAAGACGTCTTTCGCTACCTCGCGAATGCGCTGGATGCTTTCTTTGACCTTCCCCGGGTCTTGTGTTTGGGAGGCGACTTCTTCGTACTTTTTGAGCTGGTCGCCGACGATCTTGTTGAAGCGCTCGCCAAGACTTGCGGAGGCCGATAGCCCGGACATGCCGGACAAGCCGCCCTGCCCAAGCGCGCCAAGTATGCCTTCACGGCCAAGGGATATGCCGGCATCTACTTCGTCTGCAGAGGCAGTGACCTGGTCTCCGAGACGGTATTCACCGCGCAGGGGCTTGCGGCCCTGGAATTCAGTTGGAACAAACGAGCCAAGTTTAGATGATCTTGCGCCGCCAATGGACATAGCGTCCATATTTTTGGCGTAGCCCTTCCAGCCTTCTACAAGTTGCGGCGTGACAACGCGTCCTGGATCGAAGGCAATTTCATCTGATGCTGTTTCGGCTGCGCGTTGGCTGGCTCGGCGAGCAAGCGCGTCTGAATCAAAGCTTGTGCCGCCTACAACTGCATTTGCGTGATCTGCAAAGCGCGGGTGCGTCGAGCCGGCAGGAAATTCAGCGTCAACAGGATCGGGCGCGCTGGCTTTCGCTTTCGCAAACTCCTCTTTGAGCGCCATGCGTTTCGACCTGACATTGGGATGTTCCCAGGTGACCTCGTTGGACCACGCTGATGGAAGACCGGTTGGATCGCCCTTCGTAAGGAAGTGCTCCCCAGTCACACTCTGCCACAAGCTGTTGAAGCGTTCGTATTCTTTGCCACCAAGATTGTCAAGCCACTTGAAGGCCTGGTCGATAACAGGGCTTCTCTCGCCCTGGATGCCGGCAGCAACGCCAAGGTAGTTGTCATAGAACTCAGGGAATTCTTTCTTGATATTGCCTATCGCTGCAGTTGCGGCTTTATGAGTGTGTACGCTTGGGTCGAGCTTTTCTGGTACGCCAAAACCCCGACCGGAACCGGACGGTGACGCATAGCCGTGAAAAGAAGAGGGCTTCTTGCTGGGCTCCGGCGCCCCCGCCATGGGCGGCGCCGGCGGTTCAGGAGGTTGCCCGCCTCCAGCGGGCGGAGCTGCGTTTCCGGCGTCGGAAACTGCGTACTTTCCAACGTTGGGTTTACGCAGCGGCTGAGCAGGAATAACCTGCTCCGGAGCCTCAAACGAACGCGCGCGCGCGGCGGCTTCGTTGTATTGTGATTTCGAAAGCGGAACCAGGCCCGGGTTGTCTTCTCGGAAACGATTAGCAAAGCCAGGCCCAACACGACCGGTCACCAGGCGCTCTTCCATTTCGCCAAGCTGGTATTGAACCTGCGGAACCTTCTGTCCCTGCGCGGCAAGCCGTGCCTGAGCATTGGCTATTGCGGCTTCACGTTCCTGTAGCTCGACCTGCTGCGACATGGACGTTGAACCAAAGAGGGAACGATTCGAGATCGCCTCTGTGTCGAAACGGTCGCCTTCGTAGCCAAGTATGCTACCCTCAGCATTGCCCTGATCGTGCACGGGGTTTCCGTTGACGTCGCGCGGCGTAGCCGCAAATACGGCGTCAGCCTCTTGCGAATTTGTGCCCAGGTAGGAATTGTCGCCTTCGCCGAAGTTGCTGGCAGCCAGATTGCTGTTGAGCCGGCGCAGACCCTTTTCGATGCCACGCACACCAGGCGTATTTGGGATCAGGCCCTGCCCTTTTGCAGAGATGTAATTGTCCATCTGCTCGCGCGTCATGTTGACCTGGCGGTACGTGGACTGGAGAGGGGACGTTGCGGCAGCCATGTTCAACATGCCGTTCGGATCAACCAGCGGGGAGCCGCCGGGCGTGTAGAACTGCGTAGGAACAGTGTCATCCCCGATGGATGAGCGCAGCTGGTTGTACCAGTATCCTTCTTGCCCGGCGCCCTGCTCGGGGCGTGTAGCATCGCGGGCGGCGCCCGTTGCGCCCCCAAAGATCTGCGAACCTGCGTAGCCAGTAAAGCTGCCCTGTGAGGGATCGTAGTTGCGGGCCGCTGTCATAACGCGCTCGACCCCTGTCGAGATAAGCTCGAAGGGGTCGACGCCAAGGTTACCCTCACTGCGGTGCTGGGCGGCCTGCAGGATGGATGGGTAAAATGACCTGGCCAGCAATCGCTCTGCGTCACCGATGGTGGCAGGCGCGAGGGCCGGGTTTTTTATCAGCCCGCTGGGAAATGGTATGCCGGCGATGTCCGTACCGGAACTGCGCCCGGTTCCATAGGCCTGGGAAATGACTTTAGCCAGCTCGTTCTGGATGGGCGCAGGCAGCGCTACGCTGTCCTGGACGTAAGCGTCCAGGTAGCTTTGTAAGTAATCTGCATCGTATTCGGGGGAATTGCGCTTTTTCTTCGCCATTGCCTGCTCCAAAGTGGCTGGGATTGGAAGCCGGAGGCTAGCCCCCAATCCCAGTTATTGGATTTGTCCCTGTATTCCGGAAAGTACACGCATCGCTTCTGTCTGCGCAGCTTGCAGGGAATCCTCCTCGTCGAGTACGTCCTGGACCATTCTGCGAAAGTGCCTGCGCCAAAGGGCTGGCTCGTCCAGGATGTTGTTGAAAAGTGGCCGCTTGTCGCGCAGGGATGCGACAGTTAGTTCGACCAGACTGTTCAGCACCAGGTCATTGCTGTCTCCCCCAATCGCAGCTCGAATGTCTTGCTCCATATCGTCCAGGAAGGATTCAAAGCCCTCCCTGGTAGTTAGTTTTTTGGGTTCTCGTCACCTTTCTTGTTGTCCTTTTTGGCTTTCTTCTCTTCAACTGGCCCCCACGGAGGACAAGCCTGGCCGACTGCCTTCCAGAGCTCAAGAACCATTGCGGGAGGCATGTGACAGAGCACTGCTTCCACTTCTTCGATCGCTGCGTCGTTGGGAAGGACCGTCTTGCCGTCGTCAAACGCGATATTGCTAGACCGGAAAGTCAGGGCGATCTCGCGCATCGCGATTTCCTGGTTGGTAACAGGGCGCATCACGCGCGTGCCGTCAGGGAGAATTGCAAAGCGGTCGGCAGCCAGGAAGGAAGCCATGGCGGCGTCTGCGTACATCGTGATCGGCTTGATCGTCCACTTCATTTCAGGCTCTTGTTCGAACGTGTATTCAACGTCGTTCAGGACTGCGTACTTACCAAAGTTTTCTTGCATGCCGCCTCCAATCGGATCAAATGTAGAACTCAGTCCGACGCCGTTTCCGACGTCGGAAACGTGTGTTAGTAGCTTTCGGTTGTGTTCACCAGGGTCAAGGTGATCGGGTCACCAGCCAGGGGATCGGCCAGGAAACTGCCAACGATGTTCATGATGACCTGACGGCCAGATTGCAGCACGATGGGCTGGCAGGTCCAAACAACGTTTGCGTTCGCGCCGGTCTGGCCGTTCGCGGCGATCGAGAACGAATAGGGCACATCGGTGGCGGCCTCGACCGGGCTGTCGAACTGCAGGTTGAAGTCCGCTTCGCGCATGACCTCAGCCACCCAGGCGGCACCGCCAGCCGGGTCGTACATCATCTTCGTGTACAGGTCGCCGGCCTCTATCTTCACGGCCATCTGCAGGGCGAAGGCGCGCTGGGTGATCTGGAAATCGTCAGGCTGGTAAGACCCGACGATCCACTGCTCGTCCAGCGGGATGGCCATGGTGGAGAGGAAGGAACCGCCAACCACCTTGAGGGGCGTGGACGAGGGCAGCTCGATCGTGCCGAGCGGGGCGATGAACTGCGGGCCGCTGTCGACCTTCGACAGCGCCTCCCAGGTGGCCGTGGCCAGGGGCGCCGGCAGGCCGCCGACCATGCCGAGCTGGCCGGTCACAAAGCGGGCGCCGCGCCAGGCCAGCGCCAGGCTGTTCATGCGCAGGTCTTGAAGCTGCTCGCCCATCAGGCCGCCGGTGTCCTGGCGCCCGGTCCAGTACGGGGCCGAGAACTGGTCCGAGGACAGCTTGAAGGTGTGTGTGTAGGAACCGTCCAGGTTGTCCAGCGTGGCCACGCTCCCGGTAGCGCCCAGGAAGGCAAAGCCCAGGGATTTAGGACGGGGGATGAACGACAGGCGCCCGCCTGAGACGATCCCGGCCTTGATGACGTCGCGAAGCATCGCGCCGCCGCCGATCTCCGGGTCCAGGGGCAGGGTCACAGGCGCGGGCGACAGGCCGCCCTGTGTGAAAAGCATATAAGTGAAGGCCGCGTCGTCGGTAATCGGGGTATTTTTCACCGATTGCCTGGCGAGGCCGATGAAGGATTTCTCCGCAGCGGTCATGGAATCGCTCCTGTTCTTGTTGTGAGGACGGAAAACCGAACTTTGATGTGATAGTCGTACGCTTCCGGGCCGCCGGCCTGCAGCATCTCCCCGCCGAATTCTTCAGAGAGAATGCCCTGCGAAACATATTCGTTGCCAGACAGGACCCCCGCAAACGGTATCGAAAGCAGGCTTTCTTCACAGCGTTCACGGACAGTTGAGGCGATATCCCGGGCCGCATCCAGGTCTTCGCGCGTGCTGACCAGCAGGCAGCGGGCCTTGAGCGTGAAACGACGACGCATGGTCACTGCGCCGCCGATCTCGATCTCGTCCACCTCATCCGACCAGTCCTCGTTCATGCCTGTCACGGCGCCCTTGATCAGACGGTCCGGGTCATTTTCGTGCAGGGTGACCGAAATGCGGGCCGTGTCAGGAGCGGGCTCGTCCTGGATGGGGCCGATCAGAACCACGCCCGCGCGCGCCGGGTCATGCTCTGCGACGCTGGCAATCAATGCGACCTCCAGCGCGTCGCGGACGTGTTCAAGTACAGCATCGTGAATACCGCTCATTTGCGCGTCCTGTTACGGGTCAGAAAAACGGTCTTTCCGCCAGTGCGCTCGTTCAACTTCTGGTTGAACTGCTGCATGTATTCGTTCACCTCCGGGGTGACCGGGTTGTCCTGGCGGTCGCCGGAGCCAAGCTTGAAGCGGTCCAGCATGGACTGCCTGGAGCGCTCCCGCTGATAGGCGCGCCCAAGGATGTAGAGCTTGAGCAGCTCCACATCCCGGGTGGGCACGGTCAATTCGAAAGAGGTATCCTCGGCAGTTGCTGGAGTGCCATGCACCCCGTAATAGGAGATCAGGAGGGTGTTGCCACGGGGGTCGGCGTCCAAAAAGAGATAGCCGGCGTTGGTCCAGTAAAACAGCGGTCTGACAGAAGTAGCGCGACGTACACCGGGGCGAACGAAGCGGAACGTCAAAGCGTTGTCTTGCGGGCACTCCACCAGGTACTCCTCGATGAAGCCCGCCGGCAGCGCAAATTTCTTTGGGTCCGCCTCTTCCGCAACGAGCTCCAAACGACCGAAGTCGCGCGGCAGCCATTCAGACAGGGCCCAGGCGCCATCCCGCAGGAAGACGTACAGCAGGTCGTCGCTGAATTTAGGCGTCGCGCCGGTGTCGTTCAGCTCATTGCGCAGTTCGCTGAGAAATTCGCCCCAGTTCATCATCGCCTCTTAGTTGGTTGAGCCAGTCGTTTCAATTATTTCGAACATTTCCGGCCGGAATAACTGCATCTTTACGAACCCGCGCCAGGCCAGGCGGCGGATCATGCCCAGGTCGTCGATAACTGGCAAGAGCACGGGGTGAGGGCGCTCGCCCACGCCGTACACCACGCCCGGCCCGCCCATGAAGATGGAGGCGTGGATGTCGATGCCAGTGGTGACGTAGTCGCCATCGGCGTGCGGCTTGAGCAGGGGCCTGTCCAGGGAAACGCGCTTGTTGGCGCCATCCACGCTCACGATGCGGCGGGTCTCCTGGGTGCCGTCGCTCTCGATGGGCGCTTCGCCAGCGCCCACCACAGCGGCGCTGTGGACGGTGACGTACTTGCCAACGGCAAAGGCCGGGTCCAGCGCCTCGTTGACGGTGATGTAGCGGGTGGAGTTGGGCTGGCCAACGCTGTACACGCTGTCCACGGTGGCGGCAGCGCCCTGGCCGGGCACGGTAGCCCCGGCCAGGCTGGCCTGGGCCGCGACCGCGCCGTAGTTGCGCATGCGCAGGCGGTTGGTCTTGATGAAGCGCACGCCGCCGCGCATGCCGACCTCGGAGTTGAAGATGCGGGTGGAGCCGGCATACTCCTGCACCTCTTTCCAGTCGGAGCCGGCGGCGGTACGGATGTCGTGGATGACGCGCGGGGTCGTCACGCACACGATGGTCTTCGAGCCGCCGTCGGCGACAGCGGCCACGCCGGGCACCTCGTTCTCCTCCAGGTGCACGCGGGCCAGCTCGGCCATTTCGGGCAGGAAGTAGTCGGAAGCGTTCTGGGCCAGGGAAGCGCGGTCCGTGGCGTCGCCGCCGAACATCTTGTTCGGGTGGGTCAGGAAGGCGTTGCGAGCCAGGATATCGATGTGATCCGTTAAATTCTGGCCTAATTTCCCGTCGACCAGGCCGCGCAGGTCGCCCTGGTTCCAGAAGTTCACCAATTCGTTGTAATCCGAGATTTTGATCACGTTGCCGTGAATTTCAAGGTTGATGGTCACCGAGCGGCTGTCCAGCGAAGCGCCGCGCAACCAGACGATGTCCTCGGAGAACGCGTTCCAGTTGGGCTCGGTATCAAAGACTTCGCTGTACACGATTTGTCCCGTGTCGCGGGCTTTGAAGTTCTCCTTCATGATCGTGAAGGGGACCAGGATGGATTTTGTCCGCAGGTTCTCGAGCAGCTTCTGCTCGTAGAACGCCCGCTGCCCGGCGGGCAGGGACGAGGCGGTCAGCAATCCGGTTTCGAGTACGTCAGGCATGATGTTTACCTCTTAGGTTGAGTGTGTTGTGTGATGAGAGGTGAACGAGGTCTTGCTATGTGGGCTTCTGGTTTTGCAGGGATTCCCAGTACTGGTCCCAGGCCGACTGGCGCTCGGGCGAGCCAAACGGCAGGGAATCGAGGTACGCCTCCCACTGCTTGGGCGTCTTCGGCGTTTCGCCGTTGTCGACAAGCGTGGAGTTGGGCTGCGTGACAACGGTGGTGTTGCCGGCAGTCAGCTGGGTTTCGCGCTGCGTGAGCATGTCTTGCGCCCATTTCGCCATGCGTTCGATGTTCTGCTTTTGCTTCTCCGGGTCGGGGTCGGATGGGATCTGATCCAGGATCGGCAGCAGGGTGTAGTGACCCAGCTCGCCGACCATCTTCGCCTTCTCCAGTTCGGCCTGAAGCCGAGCATTTTCAGATTTCAAACCGTCCCGTTCACCAGTGACGGTCTGAAGCGCCTGGCTGCCCTCACCGACCTTGGCTGACCACTCGGTCTCTTTCGACTGCGCCTGGGCCTGAAGCTCGCCGATGCGAGTGTTCGCGGCCGACAGCTGGTCATTGAGAGACTTGATCGTCAGCGTGAGCTCATTGATCTTTTGAAGTGCGCCGGTCAGGCGCGCCTCGGGAACATACCCCTGAAGGGGATCGGGCGCACTTTGCGGCTGGGTGGTCGCGCCAGCCGCCCCGCCTGCGGCCTGCTGAAGGTTTGCTGGAGCGGAACCTTCAGGGGTCTCGATGGGATTGTCGGGCATAGATGTCTCCTTTGATTTCCGACGTCGGAATCTGTTTACCGCGCCAGGGGGCGCGGGTCCTTGGGAAATGCGATCTTGAGGTTCAGGCCGCCTCTTCCTTCACGGCAGGCTTACCTTCCGGCTTCTCAGCCTGCCCTTTGCGGATCGCGGCCAGGGCTTGCTTGACCTGCGGCCAGTCCTTGACCATGTCCAGCATGGCGAGGATCTTGGTGATCTCCTGCGTGCCGCGACCGAGCGCGATCTGCGCGCTTTCCATGCTGATGGACGGCGGGTCGGTGCTGAGCAGCTTGACCACCTCGTCCACGATAGCCGACTGGTCGCGCGGTAAAACCGGGTTGTAGGCCGGCATGACCTGCCGGTCGATCAGCAGCTCGATCACGCCTTTGTCGATCCCGGTGAAGCTCTTCTGCTTGAGGATGCGCCCGGTCACCTGCAGGGCACCCAAGAGGCCGGCGGTCAGATACCCGCGGCTGCGACGCATGGCTTTCAAGAGGGGCCACAATCTGATCTCTAATGTCACACCTGACCGCTGGCCTCCACCGTTGTCCTCGCCAAAAGCGATCGGGGGCGCCGAGGAGGCCGTGCGCGTCCAGTCGTACAGGAACTTGATGTACTCGAAGGTCGCGGGGGCGACCGGGTTCTCGCTTTCCAGCAGACCCACTTCCGGCTTGTCCCCCCCGGCGCGCGTACGACCGAGGTCCCACATGGCGCTGGGGGCCAGCGGGAAGTTCTTGGAGTTGAAATCCCGGGGTAAATTCGTGCCGTAAAGGATCGGGTGCGCATGCACGTTCAGGGCCTCGCCGGCATCCGCCAGGCGCATGTTGATCTCGTCCTGCGGGGCGTAAATGTCGTCCGCCAGGCTTTCGCCCCACCAGTCCAGCGTGCGCACGCGCGGGATATAGATGAAGGGAATGGCGCCCCACGGGTTCTGGCCGCTGTAGGCGTCCACGCGCTTCCCGTTGACGGTCACCTCGTAGACGAACAAGGACCAGTGCTCGATGCGCGTGACAGCCGATTCGCCCTCGACCGCGATGCCGTACATGGCCCTGGCCTGCTCGGGCAGGATCTGGGTGACGTACCAGCACTCGATCAGCCGGTCCGGGTCCTCCGGGTCGAAAACAGGATAGAAGCTGTCGATCGGGATGCGCATCCAGCGCACTTTGGAAGGGCGCGAGAAATCGAAATTGATGCGCAGCACGCCCGCCCCGTACAGGTTGCGGTCGAACTCCAGCTCCCAGAGGGTCGAGGCGGCGTTGCTGTCTTCGAGGATCTGGGTGGCGTAATTGACAGCGTTAGTATGCACCTCAGCCGGGTCCTCCGCGCGCGGCCTGAACAAAACCACGTTGCGCTGGTCGTCCCATTCGCCGAAGGCGGCGTCCGTCATGCTCTGGACGATCATCTTGACCAGGTTGACGCCCACCGGGTAAAGCAGCGGCGCATCATCGTCGCCGACCTCAACCTCGACCCGTTCCCTGAAGATGTCGCCGCTGTAGTAGCGCGCCGCTTTTTCATGCTGCGCGCGCACCGACAGCCAGGTGGAACGCAGCAGGGGCGACGCCTCCACGATGTCGCCAAGCTGGTCCTGGGTTAAAGTCGGGACGAACAGGCTGTTGATGCTCATCGATCCTCAAATAAAAAAGGGCCCTGAGTTTCAGGGCCCTCCATCAAAATGGTCAGGCTAAACTTTTCGTTTGATCCTGTACGAAAACCCGTGCCGGTTTCCGTTCAGCTCGATCGTGGCCGGGTCCCCTTCGTGAACGACGATCCGGTCAAGATGCGCGATCTCTTCGGCTCTTACCAGAGCAAGGAAGCGTTCCTGGCCTGGGGTGAGGTTACGGCATACATCTCGATCTTTTGCGAGCAGCTCTACGTCCGAGATCTCTCCAAACTTGATGTATGCCGCCAGGTCCAGCAGGCGCGCTTCGTCCGGGGTCACATATGATTTTAGCATCTTACTCCAGTTTTGTCAATAGTATTGTACGGTTGGTTATTATCTATTCCAAAATAATACCCTGGCATTTCCGACATCGGAAAGCGCATACCGCCATGGGCCTGCTGAAAATTTTAGTGGGCTTTGCGCGTCGTGCGCCTGCGGCGATTCCGGTAGTTCGGCCTGGGCCTTTGTGTGAGCGCGTGCTCCTGCCCGTTGGAGTAGCGCAACAAATAAGCGATCATCGCCAGGGTCATGACCAGGTCCTGCTTGGCGTTCTTGTCGTCGTAGCGGTCGTAGGTGCTGAGCTGCTGGTTGAGGCCTTCGATGCGCGGGAAGCGCAGCTGCTGGTTGGCGAGCGCCATGGACAACGAGTTGACCAGCACATCCTTCAGGTGCCCGAAGCTGAGGGCGTCCACCACCAGGCCGTAGTTCTCGAAGCCCAGCTCGTCGATGGCCATCTGCGTGCCGGTGGTGTCCACGCCTTTGGAGATGGGCCGGTACAGCTCCGCCGCGTATTGGTAAGCCGCCAGGAAGGGCTTATAGGACCCGCGCCCGCTGACCCAGTTGAAGTAGACCAGCCTGGCCGGTTTTACGCTGACGTCGAAGACCATCACGCACGGGGAGTTGCGGCGCGGCGGGCTGTCCACGCCGGGGTCCCCGGCCATGATGTGCAGGTGGTTCTCGTCCGGGGGC